TCTTCCTTAGTATCTACAAAATTCTGGTCAGGATACTTACCAATCCCCATCACACAGTAGCGCCCTTCCGGTGGCAGTACCGTATCGAGTAGATCGAAAGATGACATGTTTTTCTTTATTTTATTGGTGGCTTGGGTATGAGTTATGTAATCGTTGATGGCTTCATCGTAGCTATGGTAGGGGACAGAGTCCCCCTTGAACCAATTGTAAATAGTCATCCGAGTTACCCCGAAGGCTTCTGCAACTTCGCTAACGCTTATGTCTGCACGAATACAAACACGACCCAAGGCCACACCCAAAGACTTAATGCTTGCTTTTTTATTTGCGTACACCAAGCTTTGGCTGTAACCGTAGGGCATATTTAATCCTCGTCACTCCAAGCTTTCACCACAGAGTCAAGGTCTTTCTTAACTGTGGGCTTTGGCTCGGCTTTAGCGGGGCGCTTGACTGGCTCGTTGATAGCAGACTCGGCCTTGGTCTTAGCCATTGCCTTTGCTTCGTCTTCTTCAAACATCTTGCCCAGAGGCTTGGGTGCTTCCAACTTGGCTTGCTTACCCGCCATGTCAGCTTGGTATGGTGTCATAACGACCATCTTCAGCACATCAGGCTTCTTAGCTACTTCGCTAGTCACAGCGTACTGTGCTTTGTTAATGTAGCCAGTCGGCGTAAACAACACGGATTGGTTGTCGTTCTCTTCGTTAAAACTGATCTGCGTAATAACGTAGTCCAAGCTCTTGCCGTTGTTAGACAAATACTTAGAGTAGTTTTCAAAGGTATGGGTGTTGTCCCCCGCACCTTCACCAAACAATGACTTGGATGCCAAGTTCATTTGGTATACCTCACCTTGCAATGAAGTGCCAAAGTCTTCTTCCAACACAATCGCAATACGGCGCGAGTAACGGCAAGACTTAGAGTTACCCATGCCTGAACCTTTGATGTTCTGTTGGCAGTTGTCGCAACGCTCAGCTTGTGGGTTAGCCGCACTTGCATCGGGTGTACGCCCGTCATTAGAGAAGCAGTCGGGCGCAGTTGGCTCGGCATCAGGACTCCATGTCTTTGCGTAGAAGATACGACCAACATGTGGTGAGGCGTTAACAACAATAGCGTTTAAGCTACCCTTGATCTTGCCCATCTCTTCGCCACCGACCGTCTTACGGAAGATTCCGTTTTTAGGCACGATGCGTTTAACACCGGACTTACCGGCGAGTTGCTTTGTAAGCTCACTAACACCTGCGGTTTGCAGGAAGTCGGGGAGTTCTTGATTGATGATGGTAAGGTTACTCATCTCATTTTTCCTTTGAACGTCTAACAACCACGGAATAAGAATTCTCCACATTAAGGCCAAGTGGTAGAACTGTGGGATTCTCAGAGAGGAAGTCCTTCATGTTTGTTTGATGAAGTCTCTTCTCTAACAGGCCAAATGCACCGTGCTCCTCTATGAAGTCGTACATTGAATCCCAATCGTTCGTCCAGTACCGTGACTTTACCGATCGAATGATTGTGCCGTGTGGGGTGCGAATGCTGTCGGCATTCATGTCTTTGCATACATCGAGCATCTGTGTCTCTAACACTTCCATCTGCTCTTTGAGGTCGTTGTCTTCAGCTTCAAACATGCGCTTGTTGTCGGCACGTCTGTCTCTGATCTTGATATAGATTGTGGTCAGCTTGTCCAAATCCATGGGGGTGACTCTATCCTTGACTTCTTCGTCCATCTGATTCTCCTAATGGTTAAGTGTGTGACAGTAGCAGTTCACATGAAGCAGTGTTTTCAAAACATTTGAAAGGACTCACAATGGCGCTAACCCATTGCCCACCACTGCCACACAAATCTAATTCTACTCTAACTTTTTACATTGTCAAGAGTTTCCGAAGAAATTTCTTGCTTGTACAGATCAATTACTTTCTGATGGTTGTTGATGTTGCCCTGAAGCATCGTGTACATCTTAGCCTCGATGGGACTACCCTTGATATGTACCACAGTCATGTTGTTGACTTGCCCGGGGCGGTCGATACGTGCGTTGGCTTGCAAGTACGTTTCAACACTTGTGCATGGAGCATACCAAATGATTGTGTTAGCGGCGGTTAGTGTTAACCCGTGTGACGCCGCCTTTGGTTGGATGATTAATACTTTTGGCTCAGTCTGTTCTTGAAACTTCTTGACAATGTCTGATCGTTTGTTTACAGAAACCGAGCCGTTAATTACTTCACACGTAATGTTGTTCTTTGACAAGTGCTTCTCGAGCAAATCTATGGTATGCGTGAACGGAACAAACACGAGCACTTTGTGGCTTGACTCTTCAATCACCTCTTGCACTACGTTGAGCCTACTGCTCACATCAAACTCAACCACTTCGCCCGTATCCGTATACACCGCACCTCCAGCTATTTGCAAGAGTTTGTTAATTTGTACGGCAGCGTTAACTGCTGATACCTCTTCGCCAGCAGCCTCAATCATCATCTGCTTCTTTAGTATGTTGTAGAACTTAATCTGCTGCGGAGTCAATGGTGCATCTCGCTCAACGAATGTAACGGGCGGCAGATCGAGGCAGTCGGCTTTCTCAAATCGAATCGCGGGTTGCAATGCCTTATGCACAATTAACTCTGCAGTCGGCTTCGGTATCCACTTGTACATGGTGAGCTTCATCATCACTGTGTCTCGGAACTGACCAAAGAAAGGTGACACACCCTTGGGGTTCACAAGCTTTGCCAATCCGTAAGCATCCACAGGCGATTGAGCGGCAGGCGTTCCCGTCAACATCCACAGACCCTTAATAACTTTTGTTAGGTCTCGTAGGTCTTTCCAACGCTCGGTCTGTGCGTTCTTATAGGCTGACGCTTCATCCACTACGATGAGGTCAAACCCACCCGCCATGATTTCTTTCTTGACAATATTAACGCCATCAAAGTTAATGATGACAAACTCAGCGCCAGCTTCTACAATTTCTTTGCGTTTACGTGCGGCTCCGTAAGCAATCGATACGGTTCGGTGAATGGCAAACTTAAACAAATCGTTCTGCCAAGCCGACTTCATGATCGACAAAGGGCAGATCACCAATACACGCTTCACTAACCCAAGGGTCATGAGGTAGTCGACTGCCCAAATTACTGATGCCGTCTTACCTGTACCCTGCTCATTGAAGCAGAATGCCCTACGGTTTGTTGTAAGGAACTCTGCTGTTGTCTTCTGATGCTCGAACGGCGTGAACCCCGGGGGACGAGGCCACGTATACTCTGATAGGTTCATTTTTTCTTGCGCTCTTTTGCGCTGGTTTCTGATACAACTTTATGGTTTGAGCCACGCTTGAATGATCGGTTAGCTGGTGGGGTTTGAAGTTTGACTCCGTTCCCGTTTGTGCCACCTTTAGATAGTGCCTTGATATGAGCAACATCTTTGCCTTCGCGGACGTCAGCACGTCCATCTTTGTTCTTGTCTGCATTTTTTTTATCTATACCTTCTCTAGCACGTTGACGTTCTAATCGTTCTGGGCTTTCGCCACGAGTAATCTGCTGCTGATATTCTTTCTTGTAGGGGCGGGGTTTGTTTACGTAGGGCATGTTAGTTCCTGTTGTATTCACATTGTTTCACTGAGCAGAACTTGCACAGTGGGCCTTGGATTGGATTCCATACCCCATTTTCCAACGCCGCTTCAATTCTTGCAACATCTCGAGAGGGGGCTTCTATGTACTTGGGAACCATCTCGGCATGGTGTTCAGCTTTCACAAACTCTTTGCTCACCACGAAAAGGAGAGCAGACCTCACCCTCCGGATTTCCGGAAACTTCGAGAATAGGCCACAGGCCACGAGATCGAGTTGCTTCACATCCGCATATCTCGCACTCTTGCTTGTCTTGTAGTCGACCGAGTGAGCCGTCCCAGTCTCCCGATTGATAACCACCAAATCGGCTATCCCATGCCACCACACATTGGGTGCATCGAAATCGCAACTTTCTAAATCCTTTGTCAACCCAAGTTTCACTTCGCATAACTTCTCTCCGGGGATCTCTTTTAAGACGTCTAGGGTAGCTTGCATATACGCAAACTGTGGGGGGATCGGGGTTCCGTCTCGAATGTATTCTTCGGCTATGGTATGAGCCGTCTTGCCATACAGTGTTGCCTGTGTATCAGGTTCAACAACGTCCCGCGCTATCTTGGTGTGATAGTACTTTTTAGGGCACTGCTGAAATGTTTTCAGGCTACTGAATGACCAAACAATACTCATGACTCATCCCAAATGTCGTTAGGCCAAACTAGCACAGGGGTTTCAATCCCTAAGTAGCCGCCTTCAATGTTGAACTCAATGAACTCCCGCGCTTCCTCAGCATCCATGCCGTCTCGCATAAGGATTTCCCGTATCTTCTCAGCATCGTATACTAATACTGCTACGGTAGTACCTTCACGCCAAGTACTTGCTGGGCCTATGATTGCTTCGTCATATCCGTCGTATTTAATCATGCGTTCTTCTCTTTGAGTTTGGCTTCAGTTTCACGCACAACTTTTATGTAGTTGTTAAGACCCATTTGCACAATCTCCTCATCCGTCAGCCCAACCCAAGGTCTTAAAGTCTTTTGCACCTCAGCCTGAGCCGCTATGCCATCCTCGTATCCTTTGGAATACACCTCGTTGTCGGCATCAATCAATTGCTTGATAAGGTTCAAGCTTTCTTCGCAAACCTTTGTTAGGCTTTCTACAGCAATAGCACGTTTGATAATCATAATGGTGTGTCCTCGTGGTTGTCAGGGTTAAATTTAGGTACTCGGTTGCCCGTGTCCTTGGGGTTTGGAAATGGGGGGAAAGGCCAAGTCATTCTTCCCTCGCTTCTAACATGGCGTCGGCGAGTCTGTAGGTTAGCTTTGCAATGTCTTCAGCGTCTTCTCCAATGTCCCAATTCCAATCTTTACCCATTTCTTTGTTGTAATCATCCGTTCTCATTTGCATTACAAGCGGTAGAGCTTTAGCCGCAAAGTAGTCACGTAGGGTCATACCGCTATGGTATGGAATATTTTCAAGCGGAAATGCGGGTATTTGTTTATTGCTCATGCTTCCTCCTTAGCCTTCGGCTTAGCTTTGGTCTTCATGAACGCAATGTCCGGCTCCTCTTTGCGTAGCGCGGCATATTCTAACTGCACTCGTTGCGTATGGATAATCTTACCCGCAGTGTTATTCATCTCGGCGGCAGTTTTTACTTCAACCGTACCGTTCTTTAATCCTTCGTACAGGTCAGATGGTTGTACTGTTAATTCGCTGATGTGTTTCATGTTCTCTTCCTTTGTTTGTTTCTTGCGCGATCTTTCGCGCGGATTGTTTCTATATTTGCGTAGTAATAAGCTATCTTGGCAGCTTTTAGTTCTTCGGGGGTGTGTTTCACCCTGCGCCCAAACTCGTCAAACTTTCTTGGTGTGTACGTTAGTCCTTTCTCATGTCTATCCCTCCTTTTTCTTTCTCTGCTACAGATTAAGCATTCGTACGTATGCCCGTCCTTATTCCCCCAACTCCTACTAAACGAAATTATTGGCTTGTACACCCTGCACGTACTACATTTTTTCTCAGTGCGGTGGTTGTCTAACTCTTGTATTTCCCGTTTAATCTTTACTCGAACACGCTCAACCTCAATGATTTCAAGAGGCACTAAATCGGTTGGCATTTTAAGTAGTTGTGCTACGTAGCTATCCCTTAGCTCAACTCGTTTCTGCCTAGCTTCTTCTTTTGCTATGGGCGCGCGTCTAGCACTTACTACTTTGTGTAGTTCGCGTACTCGCTCAGGGTGCGCGGCTCGGTATCGCTCTCCTCTAGCCTTATCTAACGCGCGACCATGCTCAGTCTTTACATCTGCGGCTTTCTTTGCGGCTATACGTTCTTTGTTAGCTTCTCGGTACGCACGTTTTCGTTCTCGCACAAGTTCTTTATTAGCATCACGATATTTCTTTTGGTTGGCGGCTATAAGTTCTTTGTTAGCATCACGATACTTTTTGTTATGGGCGGCCTTGAGTGCTTTCTTTTCTTCTGTGTTCATACCTTACTCCTGCTCAGGTGGTAATCTGAATTCCCAAAATCCGTAGGCATCGCCTCTACTCCAGCGCTCCCACGAAAAGTGGACATCCCTTGTTCTCTTGTTGATGTACTTCCACAGTATGCGCATACCATTTTCAGCATGCTCCATAACTCTCTCCGTACCCTGCCTCACAGTTCAAAGGTAACTCCATACCCCAATCCGGGCGGGTGCGCATGCACATCTCAACGTATTCTTTAGCGGCTTCAACTTGTTCAGTCGGCGCAATGCAAGCAATGGCATCATGCACAGTCATTACGACTCGGTACTTCTTCGCAACCAATAGCATCTGCTCACCAATCACAATACGGGCTAACGCTTGGCACACGTTCTCAATTACTTTGCCACCGTAAATACGTGTTGGAATAATTGCTTTGCCCTTCTTAGTGTCGTATACAAGTTCGATTTCGCCGTCATCGTCTTGAAGCTTACGCAAGTTGGGGTAACGCAAGTACAAGGTGTTGGGTAACAGAATACCTTTGACGCCCTCGACCTTTAAAATATCGCCTCGGCCTAGCGTGGTGTGCTGTTTCTGTAGTATGGACTTTAGGGCTGACGCCGCAGACTTCCATAGCTCAACAATCTTCGGATACGTTGCGCGGTACGTGTCGATAATGCGTGTTGCTTCGACCAATGTAATCTCCACATTAAAGTTCTTGAGTTGAGCTTGGAACTTCTTCGCACCCATGCCGTACCCACAACCAAGGATAGTGGTCTTACCAACGAATCTCTCGTCCTTTGTAATCTCCGTGACGTCTTTGCCATAGATAGCAGATGCCATGATTTTGTATACATCTTCGCCCCGATCAAATGCGTCAACTAAGTCATCTTGTTCCGCAAGCCATGCTAGCGTACGGGCTTCAATTTGTGATGAATCTGAATCGATCATCATGTATCCGTCCGGGGCAATGATTGCCTTCTTCAGTGCTGATGTTCTTGGTAGGTTCTGCAAGTTAAGTTTGTCATCCCCGCCCCAACGACCGGTGTGTGCCGCATAGTAACGTAGGGGAATAGGCAATGAACCGCGCTCGGCTATACCAATAAACCTTTCAGTCCTTGTCTCTTCGATCGTAGACTTAGTACCTAAACGCGCAGCTACTAGAGCTTGTACTGCGGGGCTTGGATGCTCAAGCAACTCTTTGAACTCTTCGTCTGTCTTAGAGAACGCATACGTTTCTTTGCCTGTGGTGGGGCTCGTCTTCATTGGTGGTTTAGCACCCGCAACTTCCAACATAACGGCAAACTTTTGATTGCTCATCAGATCGCCCTTTTCGTACATCCCCAACGCCAATGATTTTGTACGTTGAACCTCAGCCAAGTGGTCTTCTAAAACGCTTTTATCTAACTGCAACACAGGGTCGGTGAACATGCGCACAGTCAAATCAATTAAACGCAATTCAACCTTGGGGAAACCTTTGCTCATCTGCCCAAACAATTCCCACGTTAGGGCTACGTCGTTCTTACAGTAATCACCATAACGCTCTAACTGCGAGGGGCTGAAGTCGGCACGATGAAGACCCAAGGCGTTCTCAACTTCTGTACCCTTTTCACCGAGCCCGTAGAAGTCTGACAGCACCTTCAAGCTACCGCCTACTTGCGTACCATGCAGGGCTCTACCCATCGACAAAGTATCAAGCCAACCTTTGGGGCTGAGTCCGTAGACCCACTTCAAAATTGCGCCATCGAACGGGGCGTTGTGCGCTAACGCCAAACTGTTCGCCCAATCAAACTTCTTGAGGAACTGGTGCATGCTCTCCGCATCACCGCTGAACCACTCGGGCTCACCATCGTCTACCTGTACCGCTACGCCAATAGTCTCAAACTGTGGGCTACGAACGTATTCCTCAGTGGTAACTTTTGTTAGGGAGAACTCACGAGAATAATATGTCTCGAAGTCAATCGTTAGTATGTTCATGCAAGAAGCTCTTTCAGTACAAACTCAAGGGGGGGAGGGCGCAGATTTAAATTCTCCTCATTAAGGACTAGGGTTATGCCCCCTGCGTCTTGTATCTCGCGTAGGTTCTTATGTTGCAGTGCAGTAACTTTGCCCTTGCCAGCCTTAGCTTCGATCGCTAGGAACTTGCCATTCACGCAACACAGGAAGTCGGGGACGCCACTGTTGCCGTAGCCAGTACCGATAGGCATGGCGTAGTAGACGTTGTGGGCTTTGAGGATTGCCTTGATCTTTGCTTTGACCTTGGCTTCGGGTGTGGTTGCCATCTAACACTCCAGTTGTTTTCAAACTGAATAATAGCACAACTTTTTACTTTGTCAATAG